AGGCGTTTTTGAGTTCGTCGGCAGTCACGAGCGCCAGGGGCTTTTGCGGGTCGGTGCCCCACTCGTCGACGTAGACCTTGTCCATCACGACCTGGTCGACGATCTTTTGTTTCTCGTCGGCGGTGAGGTCCTTGCCGCCCTTCTCGGCGGAGGCCGAGCGCACGCGGCGGTCGATCTCGAGCGTCAGGCGTGAGGCGTTCTCGGGGTCTTTCTTCTTGTCGATCCCGAGGCCCACCAGCGCGTTGTTGATGCGGCCCTCGTCGGTGAGCATGCTGTCTTGCTTGACGCCGCCCTTGGCGACCGCGCCCTGGATGTCGAGCAGCTGCTCCATCTCGGCCTTGCCGATTTTCTCGGTGTAGGCACGCAGGTCCACGCGCTCGCCCCGGGCGAGCTTCTCGCGCACGTCGATGTAGGTGACCATGTTGGTCTTGACCGGCGTGCCGGCGGCCAGGCGCTCGGCGCGCACGCGCTGGGACTCCTGCAGCTGGGCGCGCTCGCGGCCGTTCATGCCGGCGAGCACGGCCTCGGGGATCTTCTGCCCGCGTGAGAACAGCTGCCAGGCCTGGTCGGAGAACTGCGCCTCTTGCTCGGCCTCGGCCTGTTTCACCAGGGCGTAGTTGTTCTTGATCTGGGTCAGCGTCTTGTCGCGGCGCTGCGGGTCGGTGATTTTGGCGGCCTCGGCGAGCTGCTCCTTGAGCGGCAGCGTGGCGAGCTCGGCGGCCTTGGTGGTCGCGAACTGGTTGTCCATTTCGCCCTTGAGCACCTGCTCGACGCGCGCCTGCTGCGCGAAATTCACCTCGGCCTTGTTGGCGTCGTAGTAGGCCTGCGCGGCCTCGGCGTTCACTTCGGCGAGCTTGGTGATCTGCGCCAGGTGCATGGCCGAGAGGTTCTTGCCGGCTTCGGCCTGCACCTGCTCGGTGGTCCAGCCCTTGCGCGCGCCGACCACGGCGGCTTTGTCGCGGATCTGTTGCGCGGTGCTTTTGACATCGCCCGAGGTCACCCCGAACTGGATCGTGGTCGCGACATCGGCGGCGTAGGTCTCGTCGGCGTGGCGCTCTTTCTCGGCGTTGACAAACGTGCCGACCGAGTTGATGGCCTGCAGCTGCTTGGCGGAGAGGCTGCGCGAGGCGAGCGCGCGGGCGCGCGGGTCTAAGTCCTTGCCGTAGGTGTCGGCGGCGGACTTCCACCAGGCCTCGGCGGCCGGGGCGTACTGGTCGACGTTCTGGCCGCGGTACTGCTGGCGGGCCTGGCCGTCCCACTTCAACCACTCGCTGGTGATCTTGGCCTCGGCGTCAAACGCCTTGGCCTGGGCATCGCGCAGGTCGATGCGGTCGGCGGCCTCGGCCACCTGGGTGAGGGCTTGGCCCAGTTGACGGGTCGGTGCGCCGACGTCGGGCGCGCGCTGAAAACCGCCTTCCAGGGCCTGTTCGCGGACCTGGGGCTGATAGGTTGGAACGACCGGCATTTAGCGCCCCTTGTAGGTGTACCACTTGTCGGCCACCTGGCCGGCACCGGCGAGGAGCGTCGCGCCCCCACTGAGCCAGGGCTGCTGCGAGAGCGCCTCGGCCTGGAAGTTCGAGGCCTGGCTGCGCCGGGCCCAGGATTCTTTGCGCGCGTTCGTGCGCGTGGTGGCGACATCGGACTGGCCGAAGAAGTCGGTTTGGTCTTGCAGATCGGCGGCGGTGCCGTAGCCGAGGTCCAGGCCCTTGGCGGCCAGGTTCACGCGCTGGGCGCTGCCGTAGGCGGCGGCCTTGCGCTGCACGTCGATCGCTTCCTTCTCGCCGCGGCGGATGGCGTCTTCGGCTTGGCTCTCGGCGATCTGGGCGTTGCGTTCGGCGACGGTGGCTGCGGTCTTGGAGGATTGGTAGGCGCTGAGCGCGGTCAGGCCGGTGCCGGCGGCAGAGAGCCCCAGGCTCACCATCTGCGCGGTGGTGAGGCCCGCGGTGGCCGCGGATGTCGCAGCGGCAGCAGTACCGGCGGCAGCAGCCGTACCGGCAGCAGCGGCCGTGCCTGCGGCGGCTGCGGTGCCGGCCGCCGCCGTGCCGCCGGCAAAATAGGAGCCGATGGCGGCGAGAGTGGTCGGTTCACACATGGTCAGGCTCGCATTTCAAATGGGTGGAAGGGCTCACCCAGCGGGCCGAACGGTTGCGCGGCGTGCAGCGTGAACCCCAGACGACGCAGCCAGCGCACGCTGGTGGTGTTGCGTGCGTGCACGAAATTCACCAGGTGCGGGAACGCCTTTAGCATTTTGGCAATGTACTCGGGCGTCTTGCGGACAAGGACACGCTGGTGGGCGTCGAGCACCGGCGTGCCGAGCATCCAGGGCGAGCCCATGCCGGTGAGCACGTTGACGGGCGCCACGCCCAGGATCGCGGCGAGCTCGCCGTCGACGTACCCGGTCCAGCACAGCATCGAGCGGCGCACGCTCGCCTCGATGCCGGCGGCGATGTCGGAGCGCCCGTAGGCCTGGCACTCGGCGAGATCCGAGGGGCGCAGGTTGGCGATCAAGTCCGCAACGTCGCCCGGTTCGGTCGGGACGATCAGGACATCAGCCACCGCTCTGGATCTCGAGCGTCATCGACAGCACCGTGAGCGGCAGCGGCAGGTCCTGGCGCACGCACAGGGCGGCGTCCTGGTTCCAGCTCGGGTCGATCGACAGCGCGAGCTCGCCGTTGCGCAGCGCGGGCGGGGAGCCGTAGGGGTCGGTGACGGCGCGCGCCGGGTACTCGCGCAGGCGATCGAACGCGGGGCCGGCCTTGACGACGCTCGACTGGGAGACGCGCAGGTGCACCTTGTTGATGTTCTTGACGGTGCCCTGACCGGCAGCCGCGGCACCTTCCATGGCGAGCGGCAGCGTGACGAGATCCGCGGTGATCGGCAGGCCCACATGCACGGTGCTGGCGGCGGTGCCAAGCGTGACCTGGCCGTTTGTCACGACCTGGCGCGCTTCGACCGCGCCGTCGGCCAGGATGTCGACCGTCTGGCCCTCGAGGTGGTAGAGCCCGCCGACCGTGCTGACCGGGCTGCCCGAGTAGGTGAGCCCGGAGTCGACAAAGAATGCGTCTTCCTGCGCGGTGAAGATGCGCGAGCGCAGGCGTTCGACGTAGCGCACGGTGCGGGCGTTCACGGTGCGCTTGACCACGGCGTAGAGCACGTCCTCGCTGCCCTCGCTCACAGTGCACACCGACTCAAACTCACCTGCCGTGTCGTGCGCGTGCCAGCCATAGACCTGCTGGTCGGGCACGTAGGTCATGCCCAGCAGCACGCCGTCGTCGCGCACGGCCCAGGTGATCGAGTCGGGCGCGCGGCTGTAGGTGAGGTCGGTGACCGTGTAGCCGTTGAACCGGTGCGGCGCCATGATCGAGGCGTCGACCGTGCGGTAGGCGTTGGCCTCCCAGCTGTAGGAGAGCTCACGCAGGCGCGAACCCTGGGCCTGCACGTAGAGCACCGAGCCCGTCGTGACCACCGGCTGCACGTTGCTGGCGCCGGCGTAGCCCTGGGGCTTGATCGAGACCGAGGTCGGCGTGATGGCCGGTGCGCCGTCGGAGTAGATGCGGAACTCACCGCCCGCGGTGAGCGCGATCAGGTCCGCGAGGGCCACCAGGTGGCGGATCTGGTTGTACTGGCTCGCGGCGATCCGAAGCTCTAGGCCGTCGGCGTCGCGCGCGGGGACGGAGCTTGTGAGGTTTGCCTCGGTGCCGGTGCGGGTAGCCCACAGCACCTGCGGTTTGTTGTCGGTGCCGGCGAACCAGCGGCGCTGCTCGTGGTAGGTGGTGGTGCCTGGGTAGTCGCCGGCGCCGGTGTTGAGGGCGATGATGTCCTCGGGCGGCGGGGTGAGCGTGTCGGCCATGACGTTGTCGTCGATGATCGAGAGCTCTGGGATCGAGGCCGTGCCGGTCGCGGCGCTGTCGGTCGAGTCGGTGACCGAGGTGTAGGTGAACGTGCTGGCGCCGGTGACGGTGATCACCCAGGCGCCGTCGAGCGTGGCGACCCCGGTCGACTCGATCAGCACCAGGTCCTCGTTGGCGAAGCCGTGCGCGGCGCTCGTGGTGACGGTGACAGTCTTGTCGCCAGCGCCCGGGCGGTCGATGGTGCTGATGGTCTTGGTGACGGCGCCGGTGTTGGGGCGGGCCTGGCCGATGTAGCCGTAGATGCCGCCGCGCAGCTTGTAGGCGTTGTAGCGCGTGGCGCCGCCGACCGCGGACCAGGTGAGCGTGTTGTAGTTGCCGGCCAGCGTGAGGTTGTTTGACACGGCGATCGGATCGGAGGGCAGCGACTCGGTGACGCCGTCGGCGGCCACCGTGGTGACGACGTACTTCTGCGTGGTCAGGGTCTTGTTTTCGGCCACGGTCGCGGTCACGACCAGGTCGCTGGGCGCGTTGGTGGGTGCCGCGAACGACACCGTGGTCAGCGTCCAGTTGGTGGCGCCCAGGCGCTTCAACTCCCGCGTCGAGTAGCCGGGGTGGGTGATCGTGACGACGTCGGCCGACTGCGCGTAGTGCAGATCGAACAGATCCGCCGCGGCGTAGGGGCTCGCGATCGTGTAGACGCGCGCCGCGGTGGTGCCCGAGGCGGTGGTGGCCGTGCCCCACAGGTCGGTGGTCGTGAACGTGTCGGCGTCGACCACGGTCACCTTGTGGTAGCGGCTGCCGATGTAGACCCAGTCGCCGGTCGAGTAGCCGTGCGCGCTCGAGGTGTTGACGGTGGAGCCTGCGATCGAGGCGATGGCTTTGGTGGCCTCGAGCAGCGTGCCGCCGTCGATGTGGAAGCGGATGTACTGGTGGCCGAACTCAAGCACCGCGGTCTGGCTGGCGCTGAACGCGAACGGGATCAGGCGCACGGCCTGGGTGGAGTCCTTGGCCTCGTTGATGAACTCAAAGCCCGGGCGACGCGCGGCGGGCCCGTGCGGCAGCGTGATGAAGTTGCGGGCGAGCGCGAGGCCCGTCTGGTACTTGACCAGGTCCAGGCGCCCGGCGAGCTCGGGGGTGATCTCGCCGCCGGCGAAGGAGCGGAGCAGGAACTTGGTGCTCATGCGCGGACCGCGACGATCGAGGGGTTGGAGGTGCTGGTCTCCGCGTTCGAGGCGTTGGCGCTCGCGGTGGCGGACACGTCGGCCAGGCTCAGAGCGCGCTGGCGCATGGCATCACCGACGCGCACGCCCTCGTTGCCCTTCAAGATCGGGCCTGCCAGGTAGGAGCTCAGCAGGTAGGAGAACGCGCTCGTGAACGAGCCGGGGAACTTGGTCGAGTCGGTGACGTCCTGCACGTAAACGAGCACCGCGTCGGGCTCGTTGCAGAGGATCACCTCGCCCTCGACGTCGAACTGGGCGGTGTCGCGATCGTCGATGTGCGCGTCGACCTGGTCCTGGTTGAACACGGTCACGCTGATCGAGGGGCGCAGGATGCGCAGCGCGCGCAGGCAGTTGGAGGGCTTGGCGTAGGCGTAGGCCCAGGCGGTGCTGGGGTTCGTCACCTGGGCGAGTGCCACGCGTTTCAGGGTGAAGGCCCAGTTGCCGGGCTCGAGCATCTCGGTGCGCGCAACGTGATAGAAGGTGGCGCAGTGGCCGGCCTCGACACTGCCGTCGGGCGGGCTGATCGAGGAGACACGGGCCTCGGAGCCGATGTGGCTCAGGGCCATGTTGCAAATTTGGACGTCAGAGGCCATGGGGATTCTCCAGTGGCATCGAGTGTAGGGGGCGCGTCTTCGGCCACGGACACGCAACGAAAAAGGGCACCCGTTGTGCGGGTGCCCTTCTGCGCAGTCAGGGACTGCCGATCAGGCCAGGTCGGCCTTATCGCTGTGGGCTTGGATGAAGCTCTTGGTCTCTTCCTTGCCCGCCTGCGACAGGGCGCGCGGCTCCGACTTCGCAGCCTTGGCCGGTTTGGCCGGGGCTTTGACGGCGTCGGAAGCGGTTGCCCAGGAGGCTTTGAACCCGTCGGGCACCTCCACCACGTCACCCACGCGAACGCGGGCGCCGTTGTGGAAGGCCGGGCTGATGGCAGTCACCTTCATGCGGTCACCTCATCAAGCCTGGAACGGGGCGTCGTAGCTCTTCCACTTCGCCACGTCGTGGGTCAGGAAGGCGTTGATCTTGCCGCCGGTGAAGGCTGCCGTGCCGGTGGTTTGCAGGATGCCCAGGTAGCGCTCGTAGGCGACACCCTCCATGGGCAGCGCGATCGCGGCCAGGACCTGGCCCGCGGCCATCTCGGAGATGGCGAAGGCTTTGGTCTGCAGGTGCACGCTGGCGCTGCCGTCGGTGGCGATTGCAGCTGAGGCGTCGGAGGCCAGGGCAAACTGGGCCGTGGCCGAGCCGCCCGAGGTGGGCAGCGTGTCGACGGTGATCACCAGGTACACGGGCTCGCCGTTGCCCACATCGCGGGCCGCGCCCAGGTCGATCTGGTCGCCGACCAGGTAGGTGCCGGCGGCGCCGGTGTTGAGCGCGGTGGCATCGCAGAACTCATTGCGCTTGTCGAGAATCATGATGGTTTCCTTTCAGTGTTCAGAGATCTGCGGTTTAGACCACGCGGGACTCGGTGTTGACCAAGGCGTCGGTGCGGCGGACGGGGATGTCGTCGAACGTCATCACGCGCTCGCCGGCCACGGTTTCCCAGGTCAGGTTGGTGGAGACTTTCTCCAGGATGCCCAAGCGCAGCTTCTCGCGGATGCGGCGGTTCATGTAGAACGCGGCGCGACCCTTGCCCAGCTCGGGGATACGCTCGGAGGCCTGGATCATCCAGTTGATGATGTTCTTCGTGTTGGCGATCGTGTCGAGGTCGGAGACGTCGACGTTGGCGATGCGCACGAAATAGCGCCAGTCACGGATGGTCAGGCCGCAGTCCCAGCGGTAGTGGGTGCGGTAGGCTTCCATGCGGCCGCCGTTGCCGTCGACGTTTTCGACCGTCACCTGGCCCTTGTCGGCCATCTGCAGACCGCCGAGCGAGCCCTTCGGGTAGATGCCGTGGCCGGTCTGGTTGCCCCACACGCACAGCCAGATGGAGGTGTTGTCGGAGCCAGAGCCGCCGGCGTCGATGATGTTGTCGCCGTTTTCGGCAGACTTCACGTTGTAGCGTGGAGCCAGGCCGGTGAAGGCTTCGGGTTCGCTGCCTTCGTTGCCGTAGAACAGCGTGGAGGCCATCTCCTGACCCATGCCCTCGATGTGGGCAGCGTCTTCGGACAGGCGGAAGGCGGCGGTGTTGCCGTTCAGGTCGGCCAGGGCCTTGTCGACTTCAGCGTAGGCTTCGAGCATACCGGCCGAGTCGGTCACCTGCACGGTGGTCGACTTGGTGGGCTGCACGCCGCCGTACAGCTTGCGCCAGGTAGGTGCAGGCAGGCCGGTGCGGATGGTCGTGCGGTGGCCGGTCGGCAGGTTGCCCTCGACCATTGCCAGGTCGTCCAGCACGGGGTTGGTGGCGTTCAGGATCTCGACGATCGAGGCGATCTTGCCGTCGGGGTCGAGGCGCTTGGCGACGTCGAGGAGCGTCGGGTTGTTTGCAGCGAGAGCAGTCATGGTTTGCCTTTCAGTTCATGTTGGGAAACAGTTTTTTGGCCGGGTCGGAGTTGGCGTTGCTTTTCGGCGCGCCGCCCACGAATCGGTCTTCACTGATTGCTTTGCCGACTTTGAACGCCAGCTTCACGACTTCGGGGTGGTTGCCCAGCCCGGTGCTGTTGAGCAGCGCCTTCAACTCGGGTGAGCCGAAGGTGTCGATCGCTTTGCGTGCGACCCCAAGGTTCTCTTCGAGCTTGTCACCGCCAATGTCCTTGTCGGTTTTGACTTGCTCGGTCCAAGTCTCAACGAGCTGGGCGTGCGCCTCTGCCTGACGGGTCGCCATCTTGGCGCCCAGATCAGCCAGCTTTTGCGCCGCGGCCTGGTCGAGCTTGAGCTCCTTGGCGATTGCGGTGAACTCGGTGGCGGCTGCCTGGTCGAGTTCCACCCCGTCGGGCA